TTTTGAATAAGTCAAATCCGTTAAAATTGACCTAACGGATACACATCAACTAAGATTTCTCCTACGGATTTAAGTATCCTTGCACACGCCCTATATGGTTCAACATTAGAGGCTGGTCTTCTATCTTCAAAGTATCCTTTTCCGTTGTTGTTTGTATCAAGCGGAATCCTAACACTACACCCTCTGTCCGAAACTCCGTAAGTGAATTTATCAATAGATGAGGTCTCTAATTTACTAACCAATCTCTGGTCGTTATTAGAACCATATTCGGCTATGTGTTCATCATGGGTTTTCTTTAATCCTTCACAAATGAAATTAATCACTTCTAATCCACCATCGGCCATTGTCTCTTTCGTAGAGAAGTTAATATGACAACCACTTCCGTTCCAATCACCATGGACTGGCTTCGGATGTATTGTAACCCCCACATCATATTTTTCTGCAACTTTGTATAGAAAATACCTAGATATAATAATCTGGTCTGAAACGTCTAACGCACCAAGCGGACCTATTTGATATTCCCATTGTCCAATCATCACCTCTGCATTTATACCAGAAACTCTAAGTCCCGCCTCTAAACATATATCCAAGTGTTCTTCTACTAGGTCTCTAGCTTTTACTTGGTCAGCACCTACTCCACAGTAAAACTCTCCTTGTGGTTTAGCAAAGTGATTGATTCCCTCTGGGAAACCTAATGGTCTACCATTCGTTAGATTTAATAATGTGTACTCTTGTTCAAATCCAAATAACGCTGAGTGGTCGCCATATTCTTCTATAACTTCTCTTAGCTTGGCTCTGTAATTAGTATCGTGTGCTGAACCGTCAGCATTCATTACTTCACATACTACCAAAAAAGAAGACCCATTCCTAGTCGGGTCTTTAATTACTCTTACTGGTTTAAGCATACAGTCGCTTTTATCACCAGTGGCTTGCTTTGTTGAAGAACCATCGAATGACCATTCTTTACAGTCCTTCAATGTTACTTCCGATGAGTTAGTTTCTATTATTCTTGTTTTACTTCTGATGTTAGATGTCTCGTGTCCATCTAACCAAATATACTCTAACTTATGAAACATTACTTTATAATTTATATTTGATTATTTCTTTACTCTTCCGATTGATACTGTTGCGTTTAACTCTGGGAAATATTTTGACTTCCAACTGACTGGCTTTACAGTACCATCAGTAGTTATAACATCACAAAAAAATGATTCAAACTCATATTCTTTATTATTAAATACTTGGTTAACGACTAACCTATCAGATTGCCTAGACATAATATTATTAACCTCGTATTCTGGAGCATAATTAAATATTGAACGACCAACAGAATCCACCTCACTTTCACCAATAACACTTTCCCAATCACCATTAACAGATATTATTCTGTTGGTTATTGGTGAAGTAATACAACGAATAATATATTCATTATCATTATTATTAATTGATAGTTTATCAATTAATTCTAATTGTTTTAACTCCAACTTAGCGATTGTTAACTGTAAATTAGTTTTTATTGTTTCTTGCATTTCTCGGTTATTTCTGTTGTTTTATCATCTATGTAACTTTTAATTTCTACTACCACCTCTGTATTACTTTCTAGATTAGATTTAATTACTTCTTGAAGACCATTAGATGCATCTGTTAATAACGGTAACATCTCCCTCAATTCATTAATCCTTTTTTCTTCTATTGATTCTAACTTTTCTTGTAGGTCCTTCTTTTCTTCTTGGACACTCTTAAGCCATAACCACATAACATAGAACGTAGCACCAGCACCACCAAATATTTGTACTAATGAGTCTAATTCCATATCTTTATGTTTATTCTTTTGTTAGCGTTCTCTTTAAATCTAATAGTTTTGCTATGTCCTCCGAGAAGGACTCATTCGTATAGGTAGTGTTAAGTAATTTCTCCTTAACATCCAAAAGTTTTTCCTTGTTAGTAGATTCTTTCAAGATAGAATTTACAGATGAAAGACAGCTAGATTTCGTTTCATTAAAAACTACTTCCTTAGCTTCATCATCTCCTTCTAAAATCACTTTAAGAACCTTATGCTCATCTTCGGTTAAATCGGCATACTTCTCATTGAATTTATCAACAGCTAAATTTGCTAAAAGACTAGTTGGTAGCATTTCTGATTCGTTAACTACCTTATCTTGATTTTCGTTAATATACTTAACAATTGAAATTCTGTTGTTCGTAACTTCTTGTACGGTAGACGGTGTTGACTCTGTAAAGATTAATGCTGTGATAGACTCGTGAAGGTCTTTCTTGTCATAATCAGAATCCAGTCTAGACTTAACCATTTGAGATAGCCCAACAAGTTTCTCATTCTCAGCAATTATTTCATCCTTAGCATATGCATTAAGTGCATTTATGTTTTCTGTGATGAATAGGTTTGCAGAGAATTGATTCTCATCAACTCTACTTTCAATGTTGTTATAAACCAAGAATTGAGACTTAAGGATTTTGCTCTCGCTAATCGCTCTGATAAATCTCTTAACTATCTTTCTTTTCTCTACGTCTTTATCGATGATTGATTCTGCTAGAATATCATTAAAAGCGTTTTTTATTTTACCGAAATTTTGCATTATATTGTTTTTTATTATAAATATGCGTTTACAGCCAGAAAATCAATTATTCGTTTAGATGCTCTCCGATATCATCAATCATATTGTCGATATCATCAATCATATTGTTAACTGACTCATTAATTATTAGGTTCTTATCGTAAATCTTTTCTCTAACAACAGTAGGTTTATCATCCTTCTTGATTGACTCGGAAAGCTTATCCATGTAGGTCTTTTGATGCTTCGCAATTCTAGCCTCATTCTTACCCTTTAACATAGCCTTTTGTTCCATTAAAAGATTCTCGGTTCTCTTGATAGATTCCTCAGCGGCTTCTACTCCACCACCTAAATCTTCGGCACCGATATCAGCCCCAGCTTCATCACCACCAGCTTCATCAGCCCCAGCTTCATCACCACCTTCTAGGTCTTCTGCTCCACCTTCTTCACCGAAGTCAAGGTCTTCCTCTCCGAAGCCACCGCCTCCGAAGCCTCCACTTCCACCACCGCCAGATGGTCCACCAGTTTCGTCACCGCCTTCTTCCTCAGCTTGACCACCTTGTTTAGCAACTTCGATATCACCATATATTCTATCAACCTTGTCAAACATTCCAGTGTTCTTAATAACGTTAGCAGTATTTTCAAGTTCGGCAGCAGCAGCTTTCTCCATTCTTTGTTCAAGAAGGTCTTGTTTAATTTCATCATCAGACCAACCTAGGATTTCTCTCTTCGCCTTGGTCATAGACATAGCACCGAATCCATTACCAGCATCGGTAACAGCATCCTTGTAAAGAGTCATCTTAGCTTGTAAGTGCTCAACCTTCAACATCTCCGCTTGTACGGATGGATTATTCAATGAAAGTGTGAAGTTATCTAACTCATCTTCGAACCCAAGAATGTATAAGTGAATAATAGCAATCTTGTTCAACTCCATAAGCATAGCTTGTTGGATTCTGTTCACAGTTCTAGAGAATCTAATATCTTGTAATGCCAAGTTCTTACCTTCACCAGTAGCTTCCTCAAATCCAAGGAAAGACTTAGGTACTCTTAACGCTGTGAATAACTTAGCTTGTAGATATTGGATATCCGCAATTTGGTCTAAGTTCTGTGCCCCAGCTAGAGTATCAATTGGATTAGGTGCATCCTCACTCCTTACTGGAATAAAGAAGTCTTGGTCATTTGCCATTTGGTTGTACTTCAAATCAATCTGACCTGTTTGTGGGTCAATGACTGGCATACGCTTAAACCTGTTGGCAATCTCATCTACGTATGCTGGTACATCTTCATCATCAATGTTACCAACGTAGATTTTATATACTCTTCTTTCTGGTGCTCTTGTTACCCTGTAGATAAGCATCGCATCCTCAGAAAGTAATAGCTGTTTCCAAATTCTTCTAGCCTTTTCAAGTACAGACGTTCCGTATGGAAGTCTTCTGTCATCACCTAAAAGACGGAAGTGTGCAATTTGCCAAGAAGAGAACTCAATGTCTCTACCTTTCCAGAAGAATTTAACCTTACCGTCATTGTCTTGTTCACCAACAGCATGTTGTCTGGAAATAGCATCATAGGTACTACCCTCTCTTCTCTCCATCTCGAAGTTAGGCATTTGTCTAGCACCAATAATACCAGCCTTATCATCAATATTCAAATACACGAAATCATCACCATATTTACAAGTATTTCTTGTCCACATTGGTAATGATGTGTGAATGTCTAATCTGTTATGGAATAAGTCTTTAAGAATCTTCTTTACTCTCTTCGAATCTGAGTAGATGTTTAATACCTCACCCTTATCGTTTACGGTAGTTGCTTCTTCCATCATGATATCTAAAGCAGCAGCAATTTCTGGATAAAATTCCATATTTTCAAAGTCACTATATGAACCAATACGTGTAGTTTCATAATGAATTGATTGTTGAAATAGTTCTCCATCAACCTTTCTCCACTGTGCCCCAAGATACTTCGTTTGTTGCTTTTGTAGTTTTGCTGCTTCATAATCAGCTTTATTATCTGTCTTTAAAATCTCTCTACCAATAGAATATCTATTAGTCTGATTCTTCGGTACGTTCACACCATCTGGTCCGAACATATTATTCATCCTTTGATAGAGAGTTAATTTCTTCTTAGCCATAATTAAAATTTTGTATTAATGTAATCATTTTTACGCATAAATAAACAGTTAACGAACATAATCACATTCAACGTACGCATCCCTATATTGAACACCACCTTCAACTCTGATTACATATGTATAAGTTACTATCCAATCTTCCCCTTGTGAACGAGGTGTGGCAGTACAATAATACTTCCTACCGTTGGCGTTTGTCTTAGCTGCCCTCTTATCACTTGGGACTGGTGACCACTTATATACCCTACCACCTTTTTGGGTTCCATTCTTTCTTGCAAATACTGGTTTACCTAGAGACATAATCTAATTTATTTTGTACCGCTAAATAACCACATATATTGTCCGTTCGGGTCTTGCATATTCTTTGACACGTTCGGATTAAATCTTGGTCTTGGTGCGGTTTTCTTTCCTTTGTTATTCTTTGATACAAAACCACCATCATAACTTGCATTTGTAATGTTCTCACTAGTCTGACCACCAGTAGACCATGCGTTAAGAATAGCTTTGTTTTGTGATTTAGCTTTTTGTAGGTTTTTGAATGAATATTCAAGTACCCATAATGGCATAGCCATTGCCATAAGTAAGTCATCATGGTAACCATCCATGTGGTCTGGCCTACCATTCTTATAGATGAATGTTTTCATTTCAGATACCATTCTTCTTGACCTAACCTTTACTCCATTTTCCCTAAGCATTTTCTCAAGGTTGGCAATCATTGGGAGACGTACACCGTTGGCATTAAAACCTGGTGTTTTATCCCTCATCTTAACCGTATTAAGTCTTGCTTGGTTTGGAAGAATATTAGTTGACTTCTTATCGTAGTGCATCAACTTGTTACTGTAATTCAAT